GAGCCAGAGGATATGAATACGTTCATGATTTTTATGTCAGTAATGCAGCTAAATTCGAAACAAATTCTGACCCATGCTTCGGATCTGTCTCCGGTGACGAGGTTCGCATTATTAAGAGCGTGTTTGAACGTATTTGCGATGATGGAGGCTATAGTCCAAGAGCGCTGCTATCATGGTTAGACCAGTCTGGACGCCTCTCAAAGGGGCGTGATAACCTGTATAAATCCGCAAAGGTAAACGGAAAGGCGGTCAGGTGTGCCTGCATTAATATGGCCGAAAATTCACCAAATGAATTTGTTTCGGTTGAAGATGGAGAGCTTCCATTTAATTAAAGGTTACAGATTTTTATGGGAAGGTTACAAAATTTTGAATCGATTTGTAACCGAAAAACCTAGGTTTTATGCGGGTTTGAGGGGTACGGTTACAAGGTTACAAAAGTTACAAGTTTTTTATAAGCCTATATAGGGAGATATATATGAATGAAAAATTAATAATATATGCGTCTCGCGCGTATATGGAAAAAAGTGTTGTAACCTTGTAACTTTGTAACCGACAAGAAGAAACCTATATTTTATGCGGGTTTGAGGGGTATGAAATGGTTACAAATCATTGTAACTCAATGTAACTAAAGAGGAAAGAACTATGACAAACAAAGAAGTGTCTTCCGTGTTTACGGATATATACAATGGGTTCTGGATGAAATACCGGGATAGCCTTCCAGATATATCTGATAGTGTCGGATGGGAAGAGATTGTTAATGAAGGGAAGCAACTCATGAAAAAACATAACTGCTTCCTTGCGAGAAATTTAGTTTCGGATTTAATTGCGATCATGGATTTCAGGGCAAGAAAGGGCAATGCGGAGTGAAGCGCATTGAAGAGAGAATGCTACAGAAGGAAAGCCGATGAGCGATAGATTGCCACAGACTATGTGTCTGGGTGGATTACAGATTGTACAGACAACAAACCTACATGTGACAATTTACAAAGACGGAAAGAGAGTGTTCCATTGCCAGTGCGATAGGGAACTGGATTTTGCGGGGCTGATGGGAGTGATTCGATTTTATAAGGAGATGTCTGGAGATGAGCAAGAGCAGAGCGAATAAGCAGAACCGCCTTCGGGCGCAGATTAAGCGGCAGAAGAATGATGTTTATAAGTTTAAGAGGAGGAAATGACTATGCAAAAGATTACCATATCAACAACAGGAAAGAGAATCAGTGTTGATGTAAATGATGTCAAAGCTGATAAAGCATTTTGGAGCCTCGCGGAAAGGCTGATGCTGTTTACAAAAGAGCAAGATTTGGAGCCGGTTAAGCCGAAAACCGAGGAACCTGTATTACCACAATTTGAAGAGCTGGAGGATCCGGAAGAAGAGCTGGAGCTGAAAAGACGAAGCTACACAGGATTTTTGCTTATTAAATGCGAACACTGCGGAAAGATAAAAGGGTTTTGTACCAAGAGCGCGATTACCTATTATCGATGTGATTGTGGTGGAGAGACAGAGTTGGAGGATTTGAGACGCCTATATGTAAATTGTGAGTGTGGCAGAAGATCGGCATCTTTTACCAATGTGAAAGATGCAGCGCTGGACGTTGATTGCATTGACTGTGGCCAACCGGTGGCGATTCAATGGAATTCAAAAAATAAAATTTATGAAACAATGAGGGGCTAACATGAAAAAGATTAAATTCTTCCCGGCTCCACATGTGGAAGTTCGGGTGAGCGTGACAGATGAGATGGCTGCGGACCTGCGGGAGTGTTGGCGAATGGCAGAAGAGACAAATTACGAAGGCTGCAAGCTCTGCGATGATTGCAGCTGGCAGGAAGTTGAAATAGACTGTACGAAAATGTGCGAACTGGAAGAGGTCTGTACGCAGGTGCTGGAGGAGGGGTGATAATGGATCTTGGTGACAAGATTAAAGAGCTGCGCAAGCAAAAAGGAATGACCCAAGCGGAACTAGGGCTGGCTGTCGGTGTGTGCTATCAGTCAATATCTGATTGGGAACACAAAAGATATAATCCCAATTACGACAACATAAGCGAACTGGAAAGGGTGCTAGGAGAGCCGTTAAGGGATTGTGAACTGGTTTTACCACCGCCAAGGGTAAGAAAGTCGAGGAAAGAGAAAAAGCCCGTCTATGAGGCAAATAAGCCTGTTGATGTGGGTAAGATAGGTGCGCTGTACCGGGCGCGATGGAGTATCGAGGAGATTGCTAGGGATGTACATATTCCGGCGAGTGAAGTTGTGAGACATTTGAGGAGGATGGAGAGAGATGAAGAACGCAGAAGGCTATCCTGACCCGACAGCTGGGAAAGCGATCCACAGGGCAGACAAGCAGCCGGACAATGTGGAACTGGTAATTCGGCTGATGAAGGCGGCTGCCAGAGAGTGTAATGTGGAAATTATTGGACGGATAGCAATTAGAGATGAAACTGGAAGAGTTTGGAGGTGATGCCGTTGGAAATGACGGTCGAACGTCTGGAAAGTTACCAGAAACTAATGAAAGAGTTTGCGATATTGAGGTGGGAACTGAATGAAATGAACACAACAGATGCCGGCCTGGGAAACAGTGTCATAAAGGACTACAGCAAAGGATTTGAACGTCCTCAGGCGGTTGTTGGATTTGATGGCGAGCGATACCGGAGGAAGCGTTGTGTTCTGGATAGAAAAGAGGCAGAAGCTGAGGCAATCAGAAAATGGGTTGAAGATATTGAAGATGCCGTTACCAGAAAAGTATTTGAGTATTACTATCTGGAAGGTCTGCCGTGGAAAGAAATTGCAAAGAGGCTGGGGTATCGAGACAATCCGGATTATCCGAGACTACATATCCGAGACAGATATCTAAAAAAATGTGGAATTAAGTAAAAAGGTCGTTTATGTCGGAAAAGTCGTTTTATAATAAAATCCGAAGCCAAAGGCATCCAGCCAGCGGCTTCCGGATTATCTCCTCAATGTGATTTTCGGCCGCCCGGTGTCACAGCCAGCGGTCGATTGGCCCACACCTGGGCTAGTACATAATACGTCGTCTCTAATTGCCCTGGTTAGACTCCAGGGCAGTAATGCGGGGTAGAGCAGTCTGGCAGCTCGTCGGGCCCATAACCCGAAGGTCGATGGTTCAAATCCATCCCCCGCGATTGTGATCCTCCTTTTCATATACTCCTGCCAGGTGTTACAGCCTGGTGGGGGATTTAGCATTTTTTCTCCTTTAGCTCCTGGCATTTGCTGGGGGCTTTTATTATGCTTGGTTATCAACATATTGTGGAGTAATTGTGGATAAATACAAAATATAGATTAGAGGTGAGCCTGATGGCAAAGAAGACGGTCGGAAGGCCGCCCAAGTATGAGAGCAAAGAACAGATTGAAAGCCTGATTGAGCAGTATTTTAAAGATTGTGAAGGTGAAATACTGAAAGACACGGAAGGAAACCCAATTTTAAATAAATGGGGGAATCCGGTTATCATCAATCAGAGGCCGCCCACAGTCACGGGCTTGGCGCTTGCGCTGGGGTTTGCGAGCAGACAGGCACTGTTAAACTACCAAGGCAAAAAAGAATTTAATGACACGATAACGCGTGCAAAGACTAGAGTGGAGCAGTACGCAGAAGAGCGTCTATTTGACCGTGACGGATCTAATGGGGCAAAGTTCAGTCTGAGCAATAATTTTTCTGGATGGGGAGAGAAGCCTCCTTCTGATCTCGATGAGGAGGAACAGCGCGCCCGCATCGCTCAGATCAAAGCCCAGACGGATAAGCTGAAAGGCACTGATAATGATGCAGAGCTGAGCCGCCTGGATGAGGTCCTGGGTGAGATCAAAGGAGTTGTGTGATATGCCATTTTCTGATAAGCAGCAGGAATTTTTTCAGAACGCAAGCCACCGATGGAATATCAAGGTGGGGGCTACACGTTCAGGAAAGACCTATATGGACTATTATGTAATCCCTAAGAGAATCCGCGCCAGAGTTGGAAAAGAGGGCTTGGTGGCAATCCTGGGTGTTTCTAAGGGCACGATCCAGCGAAACATCGTCGAGCCCTTACAGCGTATCTGGGGCACAAACCTTGTGGGGGATATCAACTCTCAAAACATCTGCCCCATGTTTGGTGAGGATGTTTACTGCCTGGGTGCTGAGAAGGTCAGTCAGGTATCCAAGATCCGTGGATCTTCGCTGAAATACTGCTATGGTGATGAGGTAGTGGACTGGAATCAGGATGTATTCAATATGCTAAAATCCCGTCTGGATAAGCCGTATTCCTGTTTTGACGGGGCTTGTAATCCGGATGCTCCGCAGCACTGGTTTAAGCAGTTTCTGGATTCGAATGCAGATATTTACTGTCAGAAGTATGAGATATTCGATAATCCGTTTTTAAGCCCTGTATTTGTGGATGAGCTTTGCAAGGAGTACAAAGGGACAGTCCTGTATGACCGGTATATCCGGGGCCTGTGGGTAGCGGCGGAAGGCTCCGTGTATAAGTTGATGTGCGATGCAATATCCAGTGGAGGAGATAATCCGTTTGCAATCCAAGAGAAACCCAAGAGTATCATGCAGATCAACATTGGTGTGGACTTTGGTGGATCCGGCTCCGGCCATGCGTTTGTTGCTACGGCCTATTCCAGGGCATACCACAGCATTATTGCCCTTGCCAGCGAGCGGCATATGAGCAAAAACGGAAGCATTGATCCAGATAAGCTGGGGGATCTGTTTGTGGACTTCTGCCTGAAGATTATAAACCTGTACGGATTTATCACGGCTGTTTACTGCGACAGTGCAGAGCAGACGCTGATTGCAGGCTTAAGGACGGCGGTCAGGAAGTCGGGTTTTGGCTGGATCCGGATCGAGAACGCGCTTAAGACAACGATCAATGACCGGATACGATTCACGCAGCGGATGCTCAGCCAGCACCGCTTTTTTTACATACAGGACCAGTGCAAGACATTGGAGGATGCTCTTACTACAGCTCTCTGGGACGAAAAGAAGAGCCTTGTGGAAGATGTGCGGCTGGATGATGGTACCAGTGACATAGATACGCTGGATGCGTTTGAATATACGTTTGAGCGGGATATCAGCCGGTTTATCCGGTACGAATAGAGGTGATGAGAATGAAGTTTTCAAAGATGCTGACGGCAGTCACGGAGATATTGAATCAGGATTCCAATAC